ATGTTGATGGCTGAGATCACTCGATTGCACGGCACGGTGTGGGTTCCCTTCGCGTTGATGGCACTGGCGGCCCGCACGCCGGGCAATGATCCCGCGCAGGCTGTCGAGCGTGATGCGGGCGCAGAGCGCATTCCGGCGCGCCAGATCGACGACGCCATGCAGTTGCGGCCGGCCCGGCCCGCGGAGGGGGAGGTCCTGCCCGGCGCGGTGGACGTACAGCGCAATGCGGACGGTTCGGTGGATGTGCGCAGGGCTGCGCCGGCGTCGGTGGCCCTGCGTCGCACCGACGATGGGGGCGTGGAGGTCCGGAAGGTGGATGCGGCCGTCGACCCGAGCTCAGGCGCGGCGCCGGCCCGCACGGTACCGCAGCAGTAGGCTGCGGCCAGCCCGGCGGTCGCGCACCCGCCGGGCTGGCCGCGATGCAGCGATGGCGCGGAGCGTAGTGGATTCAGCTTTGTGCAGGCCTTCCGATTCCAGTCGCCGCCTGCGACAATGAACACCTGTGCCGGCCACGCGAAAGTGGCGGAATTGGTAGACGCCCTGGATTTAGGTTCCAGTCCGGTTCTTTCTAGATCAATGCCTTAGTGGCTCCTGCGCGGCACTCGCGCGGCACACAGCCACACTCTGGCACACCAAAACCCCCCTCAAACCGCCCTGTGTGCCACATCGTTGGCACACTGCTTTTCCGTGCGCCGATACATCGGCCAAGGGATACAAATCGGTTCGCTGCTGGGGGTGGTGGTGATTACCCCTGCCCCAAGGGCGAAGCCCACCTTCTAGGAGAGAACCGAATGAGCAACCTCAAGAGCAACCTTAGTGACGACCTGATCGACCGGCAGACCGAGCTGGAAATGGAGAGCCGGATGCTCGGCGCTCAGGCGTACATGAAGGCCCACGAACGCGGCCTGGAGTCGGACACCCGTCCGGGCCAGGAGCTGCTGCGCAAGGCGGTCGAACCGACGGCCGACAGGATCATCCAGTTCCTGGAGTCGGCGATGGACGGCAAGGCCGGTCGCAAGCACAACGCCCTCCCGTACCTCGCCAAGATCGATCCCCTGCAGGCGGCCTATCTGACCGCACGAGGTGCCATCGACGGCGCTGCGGCCCTCAAGCGTTCGGCGCAGAACGTCGCCATCACCATCGCGGACAGCCTTGAGGACCACCTCAACCTGACCAAGCTGGCGACGGAGAAGAAGGGCCTGTTCAAGAAGGTGGAGAAGCAGGTCCAGAAGTCCACCTCGGCCCGTCACCGCACTGCGGTCTACGACAAGGTCATCGCCAAGTACAGCAAGAAGGAGGTCAGCTGGGACGCCAAGGAGAAGCTGCTGGTGGGCATGAAGCTCCTGGAGCTGTTCATTGAGGCCACCGGCATGGTCAAGCTGGTCCGAGTCACCACGGCCAGCCACACCACCCCTATGGAGGTCCAATTTGAGGACAGCTGGCTCCCGGTCCTGGAGAAGGCGCACGAGCAGTGCTCCCTCCTGTGCCCTCAGTTCCAGCCGATGCTGACCCCGCCGCGCCCGTGGACCAATGCGTACACCGGGGGCTACCTGACGAACACCATCAGCACCCCGCTGGTCGCCACGGCCAACCGCGCCTATCTGGACGAGCTGGGCGGGGTGGACCTTTCGCGCGTCCTGGCGTCCATCAACGCCGTGCAGGCCACCGGCTGGCAGATCAATGCCCCGGTCTATGACGTTGTCCGGGAGCTGTGGGACAACGAGGGGAACAGCCCGGTGCTGCCCGAAGGTCAACCTGCGCCGCTCCCGGTGCGCCCCTATGGCATCCCGGTGGATATGAAGACCGAGCACATGACGATGGACCAGCTGGAGGCCCTCAAGGTCTGGAAGGTGTCCGCGTCCAAGGTCCACGAGCAGAACTCCAAGCGCGTGGCCCGCCGCGTGCAGGTCGCAAAGGCACTGGCCGTGGCCGGTAAGTTCCGCGACGAGCCGGTCATGTACTTCCCGCACTTCGTGGACTTCCGGGGCCGCGTGTACCCGTACCCGGCGTACCTGTCCCCGCAGGGCAACGACATTGCCAAGGGGCTGCTGCGGTTCGCCGAGGGCAAGCCCTTGGGCGAAACGGGGGCCTACTGGCTGGCGGTGCATCTGGCGAACACCTTCGGTGTCGATAAGGTTCCATTTGAGGAACGTATCGATTGGGTGATGGAAAACGAGGAAATGATCCTTTCTTCCGCCCTCAGTCCGCTGGATGGTGACCGCGCGTGGGAAGAGGCCGACAGCCCGCTGTGCTTCCTGGCCGCCTGCTTTGAATGGGCGGGCTACAAGCTGCAGGGCGACGCCTTCGTGTCCCACCTGCCGATCCACATGGACGGCTCGTGCTCGGGCCTGCAGCACTTCTCCGCCCTCCTGCGTGACCCGGTGGGTGGCGCTGCGGTGAACCTCGTGCCCGGCCCGCGCCCGGCCGACATTTACACGCAGGTCTACAAGCGTGCCCAGCAGATCAACGACGACCTCGTCGCCGAAGGCCCGGACGCCAAGGGCTGGTCGCCGTATGCCGCCACCTGGGTGGGCAAATACTGCCGCTCCGTGTCCAAGCACCCGACCATGACGCTGTGCTACTCGGCCACCAAGCTGGGCATGGCGCGCATGATCGAGAAGGCAGTCGTGGAAATGTCCAAGGACAAGCCGTACCTGGAGCTGCAGGAAGGGCAGGAGGTCTATGGCGCGGCCGTGTTCGCGGCGAAGACCGTGTGGGACGCCCTCGGTGACGTTGTGGTCGCCGCCCGTGGCGCTATGGACTGGCTGCAAGCCGCGTCCAAGGTGCTCTCCAAGGCCAACCTGCCGATGCGCTGGACGACCCCGCTGGGTCTGCCGGTGATGCAGGCGTACCGCGAAGAGACCGGCAAGGTGGTCGAGGCGTTCGTCGGTGGTCAGCGCGTGCAGCTGACGCTGGTGAAGGGCACGGAGAAGATTGACGCCCGTCGGCAGGCTGCTGGCATCGCGCCGAACTTCGTTCACAGCATGGACGGCGCGCACCTCATGCGAACCGCGCTCCTGTGCAAGGAGAACGGCGTGTCCTCGCTGGCGGTGATCCACGACTCCTTCGGCACCCATGCGGCTGACACCGAGACGCTACATGCGGTGATCCGTGAGGCGTTCGTGCAGCAGTACTGCGAGAACCGCCTTGAACAGTTCCGGGATGAAATCGTGAGCCACCTGGAAATGGTGGACCCCGGCCTAGTCGCCGAACTGCCCCCGCTGCCCCCCGTCGGAACCCTGGATTTGGAAGCTGTCCGGGAATCCGACTATCTCTTTGCCTGAATATATCGATGAGCGGAAATGAATCGGCCTCTCAATTACCCCTGCCCCAAGCACGAGAGACGCCCCGGCCCATCAGCCGGGGCCTCCAGCCACCCCGGAGAGAACCCAATGCCCCGTCCGTTTGAAACCTTCCACACCATTGCGGAGACGAACATCGCCGTCCCGCAGGACATGCTGCAGCGCCTGAGCTGCGGCTTGTTCCGATGCCCGCTGCCGCTGGCATACGACCTGATGCCTGAGCTGCAGGCCCTCTACGACAGCGCCCCGGTGCGCGATCCGTCGCAGTGGGAGCTGGACCTGAAAATCCACATGCTGATGAAGGATCAGTACCCGTGCATCCCGAACTGGCACTGCGACAACGTGCCGCGCATCGGGGGCCGCGTGGACTACAGCCACACGAGTTCAACGGCACCGCCGATGCTCCTGTGGGTATCCGACGGTCCCGAGACCGAGTTCCTGGAGCACATGCTGTTCCTGGATAAGGAGCCGGAAGGGCACCGCGAGCTGGCCGAGGCCATCCGCGAGAGCGGCATTGGTGTCCGCAAGATCACACCGCAGACCTGGATCAGCATGGACCAGCGCACGCCGCATCGCGGCACGCAGGCCACGAAGGATGGCTGGCGCGTCTTCGCACGCCTCACGCACAACAGCATCACGCCGGATCGTCCGGTCCTGAGCCACCACCGCAGGCACTGTCAGGTCTACCTCGACGCCACTGCATTTGAGTGGTGAGCAATTACCCCTGCCCCAAGCACGAAGAAGCCCCGGCCTAACCCGCTGGGGCTTCGCACATTCGGAGAACCACTTTGGCTTCGCCTCAGTCCGTCCGCGATCAGATCGGGATGCCCGACCTGACGCAGTGCCGCCAACTGGCGGTCCATCAGATCAACCACGTTCAACAGGCATCGCCTGCGAACCAGCTCGTCGCCACTGCCATCGCAATCGTTGCGATGAGCGAGGCGGTTGACCTCAACCCCTACGACGTCATCGCCGTGGCGCGCCGCGCCATGAACGACGCCGAGTCCCCGTTCACCCACCAAATCCAAGCCATCCGCGACTACGCCAAGAGCGAGCTGCGGCGCATCTAACCCCGGAGAGAACCATGCAGATCGAAACCCGTGGCCCGTTCAATCGCAAGCAGCGTCGCACCCTGGCCTCGGCCATGCGCCGTCGCAAGCCGCAGATTCTGCGCGCCCCGTACTTCAACGAAGGCCAGCGCGCCGTCGTGACCCTGGCGTTGGCTGGAGGTGCCGTCTGATGCGCACCGGCCACATCACCGCCGCACGCTCCGAGCTGGAGCAGAACGGCTACATCAGCGAAGACACCCTGGCGAACCTGTCGCCGGATGAGGTGCTCTTCATCATCGAACAGACCACCCAAGGCTAACCATGAAGACCACTCTGAAAGCTGGCACCCGCAAGGTGCTCCTGATCGACGTCGAGGCTATCTCGCGCAACGCCGACCGTGGCACGGGCAACTGCCAGCCGGTGGTCTCCGTGGCCGAAGTAGACGAGAAGGGCACTGTCCTGTCCATGACGCGCGGCCTGCAGGTCGAGGTCAAGGGCACCGTGGACTTCGAGTATTCCCAGCACGCATTCCTGTTCGTCATCGACCGCGTACCGCATCGCGGTGCCTGGGTGACGGACGGCGAAGTCGTCGTGGATGACGGCTCCGACGCCGCCCCCGTGGCATCCGAGCTGACCCCGCGTATCCCCAACCGCCCCGCCCGCCGCAACGCGAGCAACACCGCAACCGAAGAGGCAATCGCCTAATGGCAAAGAACAACAACTACCCGTCCCTGAACCTGATCCTGCCGAAGGCAGCTGCCATCTTCCCGAAGCTGAACTCGCCGGACACCAAGTTCGACGCCGACGGCGTCTACGAGACCAAGCTGCGCTTCAACCCGGAAGACGCCGCCGACGGCGTGATCGGCCGCAACAACGTGGACCTCAAGGAAATCCTGGCGCGCCTGACCAAGCTGCGCGATGAGTTCGCCGAGCAGAAGCGCGATGAACTGGCCGCAGGTGACGGCAAGCAGAAGAAGAAGGCCAAGGAACTGTCCGTCCGCGAAATCGGCGAAGCCGAGTGCGACGACGATACCGGCGACGAAACCGGCAACCTGATCCTCAAGGCCAAGATGAAGGCCAGCGGCATCAGCAAGAAGGACGGCAAGAAGTGGGAGCGCAAGCCCAAGCTGTTCGACGCCAAGGGCAAGGAACTGCCGAAGAACGCTCCGCCGATTTACGGCGGCTCGACGTTGAAGGTCGCCGTCCAGGCCGTGCCGTACTACGCCGCCAACGACAACGAAGTCGGCATCACGCTGCGACTGGAAGCCGTGCAGGTCATCGACCTGGTATCCGGTGGTGGCCGCAGCGCCAGCGCCTACGGCTTCGGTGCCGAAGACGGCTACAGCGCCGAGGACGTCGGTGACGAAGCCGGTGAAGTGGACGACTCCAACGCCGACGATTCGGACGCACCGGACGAGTTCTAAATCCAACCCCTGATGGAGACACGAGGGCGGCCGAAAGGCCGCCTTCGTCGTTTCTGGAGTCTGCCCATGCGTTTCAACATCCAACGGGCAGCGATGCCCACCCCGCGTGCCCGCCACCGTGCCTTCATGGCGAACGGCCGCGTCATCAGCAGCACGTACAACCCGAAGGAATACACCGAATACCTCAAGACGCTGGAAGGTGACTTCAAGCGCCTGAACACCGCGCACGATCCCATCTGCGTGCCGGTGGAAGTGACCATCAGCGCCACCCTGAAACGCCCCAAGACGACCAAGCTGCCGCATCCGAAGCCGGACGTGGACAACTTCGCCAAGGGCGTGCTCGACGCGATGACCAAGGCTGGCATCTGGACCGACGACACCCTGGTCCGCGTGCTGCACGTTGGCAAGCAGTGGGGCGAAACCGACGTGATCGAAGTGGAAGTCCGGGGAATCCCGGAAGGCTACCTCGGTCTGCTGCCGGAGGTCGCTGAATGACCGGCCCGACCTACAAGAGCCTGGACCCTTCCCGCGTCCAGTTCATCGTCGTGCATTGCGCCGCCACCCGTCCGTCGATGGACGTGGGTGTCGCGGAGATTCGCAGGTGGCACCTGCAGCGCGGCTTCTTCGACATTGGCTATCACTTCGTGATCCGCCGCGACGGCACCGTCGAGAAGGGCCGAAACCTGGACGTTCCAGGTGCGCACGTCGAGGGCTACAACGGCCGCTCTGTCGGCGTCTGCATGGTGGGCGGCGTGTCCGAGCACGACGTCAACGTGCCGGAGAACAACTTCACACCCGCTCAGTTCGACGCCCTGCGAAAGCTGCTGGGCGAGCTGCGCCGTGACCACTTCCCGCACGCGCAGATCGTCGGCCACCACGACCTCAACAAGGGGAAAGCCTGCCCGTCCTTCGACGTGAAGGACTGGCTCAACCACAACACCATCTAGGAATCGACAACGTGGAACAGACGACAAACGACAGCGAACTCGTGAGCAAGGGTGCCTGCGATGAATGTGGCAGCAGCGACGGTAACGCGCTCTACACCGATGGGCACACCTACTGCTTCGTCTGCAACACGCACAAGAAGGGGGAGGGCGCTGCACCGCAGGGCACTGGCGACACCGGCAAGAGGCCGCGTGCGCTGGCTCAAGGCGAGGTGCGCGCCCTCCCAGCTCGTGAGATTACCGAAGAGACGTGCAAGAAGTGGGGCTACCTCGTAGGCGAGGTTCCGCATCCGAAGACCAAGAAGCCGGAACGGTGCCAGATCGCACAGTACCGCGACGAGACCGGCCGCGTTGTGGCTCAGAAGCTGCGCTGGGCAGACAAGACGTTCCAAACCGCAGGCGACTTCAAGTCCGCTGGCCTGTATGGGCAGTGGATGTGGCGCGACGGCGGGCGTCGGGTGGTGGTGGTCGAAGGTGAAATCGACGCCCTCTCTGTCAGCCAGCTGCAGGACCACAAGTGGCCGGTCGTGTCCATCCCGAATGGCGCACCGGCAGCGAAGAAGACCCTGGTGCATCACCTGGAGTGGCTGCTCAAGTTCGATGAAATCGTCCTGCTGTTCGATGACGACAAGGTAGGGCAGGAAGCTGCCGCCGAATGTGCCCCGCTGTTCCCTGTGGGTCGCTGCAAGATCGCCACGATCAACGGCTTCAAGGATGCCAACGACGCCCTCAAGGCGCGCGAAGGCTCCCGCGTGATCGACGCTATCTGGCAGGCCAAGGCGTATCGCCCGGATGGAATCGTCACCATCGCCGACTGCCTTGCGCAGGCGGTGATGCCTGTCGAAATGTCCACCCGCGCGTGGCCCTGGCAGGGCCTGACCGAGAAGACGTATGGCCGCCGCTTCGGCGAGGTCTACGGCTTCGCGGGCGGCACAGGCATGGGCAAGACGACGGTGTTCAAGCAGGTGCAGGCGCACATCCTCCAGAACGAGCAGGCACCGATCGCTCTGTTCCACCTGGAAGAGCCGACGCATCACACCGCCAAGACCCTGGCCGGTGTGATCGATGGCGTGCGCTACCACGTCCCCGGTGTGGACTACGACGTCCAGCAGCTGCACGACACGCTCGTTCGTTATCAGGACCGTGTGTTCCTGTACGACCACTTCGGCGGTGCCACCTACGAGACCATCGTGGAGAAGATCCGTTACCTGCGCCACGCGCACGGTGTCCGCGACTTCTTCCTGGACCACCTGACCGCGCTCGCCGCCGTGATGGATGCGCAGGATGAGCGCAAGGCTATCGACAAGATGATGGCCGAGCTGTCCGCACTGATGATCGAACTGGACAGCAACCTGTACTTCATCTCGCACCTGACCACCCCCGAGGGCAAGTCCCACGAGGAAGGCGGGCGTGTCCTGGAGAAGCACCTGCGCGGCTCACGCTCCATCGTCTACTGGAGCCACTTCGTGTTCGCCGTCGAGGGCAACAAGCAGGAACCCGGCTCGCCGCGAATCCTGCGTGTCCTCAAGGACCGCTACACAGGCGACTCCAACGGCCTGTGCGTCGGCCTCATGTACCAGCAGGCCACCGGACGCATGACCGAATGTGCCCTTGACGACGACAGCGGCGAGGGGCGTAGCCACGGCTTCCGCGACGAAACCGACACCATCCCGTTCTAATCCGAGAGAAACCCATGAGCAACAGTGGTAACTACACGGTGACGCCGCAGATCATTGCGAGCGGCTTCCACATCCTGCCCGAAGAGCCGAAGCAAGTCGGCGACGTCACGAGCAACGCCCGTGGCTCCGGCGCGCGCTTCAACAGCGGCAAGGCTCCGCTGGACCTGATCCCGCTGTGGATCATCGCCAACTCCTTCGCCGGTCGTGTGTCTGACGAAGCGAGCCGCGACGTGCAGAAGGCGCTGTACTTCCTGGGCGAGTTCCAGACCACGCAGAACCTGGAAAGTCTGGACCGCGCCATCGTGCAGCTGCGCGACTACTGGTCACAGGCCGCCAACGTCTTCGACTACGGCCGCCGCAAGTACGCCGAGTGGAATTGGGCGAAGGGCATGGCCTGGAGCGTTCCGCTGGCGTGCGCTGCACGTCATGCGCTGAACGTCCTGAGCGACGAAGAAGTGACCGACAGCGAGTCGGGCTACGCCCACGTCGGCCACATGCTCTGCAACCTCGTGATGCTCCGCACGTTCTACGTGAGCTGGCCCAGCGGCAACGACCTGCCGAAGCCCGAACTGTTCACGCCACCACCTGTGGCCCCCGAGTTCTAACCCACAAGGCCCCGAAAGGGGCCTTTCTCATTTCTGGAGAGAGCAATGCAACTGACCATCTACGGCTACGCCAAGGCGCTGTTCGCGCTGCTGCCGAGCTTCACCCGTAGCACCGCAATGATCGCTGGCGGTGCCCTGCGCGCCTACTACGACAAGACCCCGGTCGCTGACGTGGACCTCTGCTTCCGCAGCAACGAGGACTACGAGCGTGCCCTGGCCGAGATGCACGCACACCCCGCGTTCCGCTTCACGGGCACCAAGGGCCGCACCGCTGTGTTCAAGCGTGGCGACGGTCTGGAATACAACCTCGTGGGCTTCATGCCGGGCACCCCGCAGGAAACCATCGGGCGCTTCGACTTCCGCTGCTGCCGCATGGTCGCGTGGCTGACCACCGACGGTGTCCTGGAGTTCCTGGCCGCGCCGGGTGCGATCAACGACGCCGTGACCAAGACCCTGATCGTGCTGCTCAACAACGGCACCGGCCGGACCATCAAGCGTGTCGCGCACTACCAGGACGACTACGGCTACGTGCTCGACCTGACCGCCGACGAACACCTGGAACCGGCCGAGCCGGAGCAGCTGGACCTGTTCGCCGACGAAATGCGCGACGGCGACGTCCGCGCCGAATCCACCCCCTCCAATGAAACCGTCCGCTACCTGTCGCGTGTTCCGCGCGCTCGTGGTGGCTACGGGGAGGACTGACCCCTCAAGGAGTCTCATGCTCATCTTCGACCTGGAGACCGATGGTCTCCTTGAGACCGTCACCAAGATTCACTGCTTCCACATCCTCGACCGCGTCACGAAGCGGGCGTACCGCTTCACCGACAACGCCACCTATCACGACGGCACTCCGACGCCGCGCGACGGCACCATCGCCGATGCACTGGCGCTGCTCGACAGCACCGAATGCGTCGCCGGTCAGAACATCATCGACTACGACCTGCCGGTCCTGGAGAAGCTGTACGGCTGGCGTCGCCGCAAGGGCGTCCGCGTCCGCGACACGCTGGTGGAGTCCCGCGTCATCTGGACCAACATGGCCGACGTGGACTTCGGTCTCCTGCGCAGCGGCAAGCTGCCCCTGGAGTTCCAGAAGAAGGGCCTGATTGGCCTGCACAAGCTGGAAGCGTGGGGCTACCGTCTCGGTTGCTACAAGGGCGACTTCCATCCCGAGGACTTCGGATACACCTGGGCCAACGTGCCGTTCATCCGTGAGATGGATGACTACTGCGCACAGGACTGCAACGTCACCGACAAGTGGTTCGACAAGATCGACGGCAAGGGTTACTCGCAAGAGTGCCTGGAGCTGGAGACCGCTGTCGCGCTCATCATCAGCCAGCAGTCCCGCAACGGGTTCGCCTTCAATCTGCCTGCTGCCAACCTGCTGCACGCGCAGCTGCTGAAAGAGAAGATCACGCTGGAAGAGAACCTGCGTGACTGCTTCCCGCCGTGGCAGGTGCTGACCAAGCGTGCAATCGCCAAGGCCAACAACAAGAAGCTCGGCCGGGTGAAGGGCGAAGTGTACGAAGTGTGGAAGACGATGGTGTTCAACCCCGGCTCCCGCGATCACATCGCCGACCGCCTGATGAAGGTGTACGGATGGAAGCCCACCGAGTTCACCGACAAGGGCAAGCCGAAGGTCGATGAAACGACCTTGGGTGCGCTCCCGTGGGATGAGGCGAAGCGTCTGACCGAGTACCTGACCATCGTCAAGCGCTTGGGTCAGCTGGCCGACGGCAAGGAAGCGTGGATCAAGGCGTGCCGTAATGGGCGCATCCACGGCCGCGTCAATACCAACGGTGCCGTCACCGGCCGTATGACGCACAGCAAGCCCAACGTCGCCCAGGCCGATAAGTGGAAGCCGATGCGCCAGCTGTGGACCGTGCCGGAAGGCAAGGTTCTCGTCGGCTGTGACGCCGAAGGGCTGGAGCTGCGCGCTCTCGCTCACTACATGGCCCGCTGGGATGACGGCGCGTATGGCGACGCCGTGGTCAACGGTAAGAAGGAGGACGGCACCGACGTCCATACCGTGAACCAGCACGCCGTAGGTCTGAACAAGCGCGACGCAGCAAAGACGTTCATCTACGCGCTGATCTACGGTGCCGGTGACCACAAGCTCGGCAGCGTCATCTACGACGATATGACCGAGGCGCAGAAGGCCAAGTTCGACGCATCGGAAGGTGCGAAGAAGGACCGTGACCGCGCCCTGGCAACGCTGGGCCGCAAGCGTCGTGCTCGCCTGATGGAACGCCTGCCCGCACTCGCGGAACTGACCAAGGCCGTCAAAGCCGCCGCGCAGAAGCGTGGGCACCTCAAGGGCATTGACGGTCGCCTGCTGCACGTCCGTGGGCAGCACTCCGCGCTCAACACGCTCCTGCAGTCCGCTGGCGCGGTCGCCATGAAGAAGGCGCTCGTGATCCTGGACGAAGACCTCCGTTCCCACCCCAACCCTCCCATGCGCGAAGTCCTCTTCGTGGCGAACGTGCATGACGAGTTCCAGATGGAAGCCCACCCTGATGTTGCAACAGACCTTGGAACCCTCGCAGCCGACGCTATTCGCCGCGCAGGAGAGCACTTCGGATTCCGATGCCCCCTTGCCGGTGCCTTCGACATTGGAAGCACCTGGGGTGACACCCACTGAGCTGGCGTATCTCGCTGGCTTCTTCGACGGGGAGGGGTCCATCGGCACTGCCGGTGGCTCCCTCTGCGTCCGCATCACCAACACCTACCGCCCGACGCTGGAGCGCTTCCAGCGTGCCTTCGGTGGAGCCATCGACGTCCACAACCAGGGCGACGAGAAGACCCGCCTGTCGTGGGTATGGCGCATCTACGGTGAGAAGGCTCAGGCCGTGCTCGTCGCAATCGAACCGTACCTCGTAGAGAAAGGCCCTCAGGCGTACCTGGGGCTGCACTTCCGTGAACTGCCCAAGGGCCACCACCGTGATCGCGTGGTTGAAGCCCTCGGCCTCCTGAAACGAACCACTCATCACAGGTGACCCCATGAGCATCAAGACCGCAATCCGTGAACTGCGTGAAGCCCTTCCGTCCATCCGTGAGCACCTGGAGGAAGAGCGCGCAGGTCTCGCCGAACTGACCGCCGAGCTGCGCGACGAAGTGGAAGAGCACGAGCTGCGCCTCAAGTACATCCGGCAGCACGCCGTGGAAACGCTGCGTGACGAACGCAGGTGGGTCCGTGGCCTGTTCAAGGGTTACTTGAAGGAACACGCCAGTGCCCTGTACTACGGCTTCCTGGCCGACGTGAAGCGCGGCGCGGAGTTCGCCCTGAACTTCGCCTACGAATGGCTGTGGCAGTTCCCGCTGGCGCTGGTCGTGTGGGCGCTGCTGTTCGTGACCGCTGGCGTAATCAGCCTGGGCTGCTTCTCGCTGTCGGCGGGCAAGGAGTTCATGGAGGACGTCGTCGGGTGATCGCAGAAGCCCTCGACGCGTTGTCGCACGTCCGCGACATTCCCCGTGAGGCATGGTCCGTAGTCGGCGGCATCGCCGCTGGCTTCGGCCTGACCCAACGCATCCGCGCACTGCTGCCGGATGCTTGGGACGACAAGACCCACGAGGTTGCATCCCAAGCCCTGGTGTTCATCGTTGCCTATGCGGTGACGTTCTTCACCTGGGGCGGGAAGGGCGATGACGCCAACGCCGCAGCCCTTGTCACCGCGCTGATGACCCCAGCACTTTGGAACATGCTGCTGGTTGTCATCGGCTGGTGGAAGCCCTCACTCCGCGACGCCCTCGTGGCGCGCCCGACGTCGAAGTAACCAATGGACGCATACATCCAGGCCGCCAAGGGCCTCGTCCTCTTGGCATTCCTGGGTGTCTGCGGCTACTTCGTGTGGAACTACGACCACATGAGCGCGCAGGTCGAGCAGATCGCTCCCCTGCAAACGCAGGTAGCCACGCTGCAGAAGCAGCAGCAGACGCTCGCCCAGGAACTCGTGACCCGTGACCAACTTGCCGCCGCCGTCCGCGACGCGCGCCAGCAGGTCGTTACCCGCATCGAAACGGTGAAGACCAATGATCCGCAAGCTCGCGCTTATCTTGATGAGCGCATCCCTGACAGCCTGCGCCGCGCACACCTCAATCACGAGGCCGCAGCTGTCCCCGTTCCTGCAACCGACGGTCATTGAGGGCAAGTACCCCTCTCTCGACCGCGTGATGCAGGACAACACCTCAACCACCTACGACCTGTACCTGTTCGGCGGAAACGCCGAGGACGGAGTCCAGCGCTGCAACGCCGACAAGGCCAGCGCCCTACACATTCTGGAGAGCAAATGAAGAAGATTCTCGCCGCCGCCGTCGCTGGCCTGATGATGGTCGCGGGCAGCGCCTCGGCTATCACCGTGTCGTCGCGCCCGTCGTCTTTCAGCAGTGCCCGTTCGTTCTCGTCCAGCAGTTTCCGCAGCAGCGGCAGCAGCTTCCGCAGCAGCTCCTTCGGCAGCTCGCGCTCCTACGCTGGCCCGAGCCGCTCCTTCAATGCACCGAAGGTCTCTCCGACGTACACCCGTCCGGCGACTGTGCGGAACACCACCGTGCGGAACACCACCGTGCGGAACACTACCATCGTCCACAACACGGCCGTCGTGAGCCACTACCCGACGTACAGCTTCTATCACCCGATGGCCGCGTATCCGGTCTACGTCCACAACTACTACGCCTTCGACGCCTTCAACGCGATCCTGGCGTGGCAGATGCTGTCGGCCGCGCAGCGCGCTGCAACCCCGATGCCGCCTGCGGCTGACCTGTCGGGCCTGACCTACGAGGAACTGTGCCGCGCCATTTGGGCCGACGGCAAGATGACCCTGGCCGAGGTGCAGGTGCTGAATCAGTGGAAGGCAGTTCACGGGGGTATCCGCTAATGCGCGTCTTCGGAGCCGTCCTTTTCAGCATCCTGTGGGCCGCCGTAAGCCTTGCCTGCACCTTCCTGCCGCTCGTTGTTGCGGTGGCCCTGGTGGTGTGGGTGCTGCGCCTGATGGGGGTCATTCAGTGACCCGGAAGGATCGCATCTACGCCGCAGTGTTCGCTGCCGGTGCGGCGGCGTTCCTGGCCCTGATCTTCCTGCCCGACTGGAAGCCGTCGCCCCCGTGGATGGGGGACTACGGCGCGTGCCTCGCCAGTCATGAAGAGGACAGCGTGATGCTGATCCCCGACAGCAACGGCGGCATGACCACGGTTCCGACCACGGACACCGTATGTGACCAGCACGAGTACCCGAACGGTGACGGCCCTGACTACCAGCGCCGCTACACCGCATACGAAGCCCGCCTCGCGGCGTGGCTGAAACGACACCCGGAGAACCAATGAAGGACATGATGGGCAACACCCTGGCAGCAGGGGACCACTTCGTGTACGCCGCACTGCGCTACCGCAGTGTGGGCATGAGGATCGGCCGCGTCCTGGAGGACGGCCGCCTGCGCATCGCCTGTGAAGGCAGTGTGCGAAAGGAGGACGGAACCTGGGGCCGTGGCTGGGAACTGATGAACGGCCGCCCGAACCCGAGCCAGCTCATCAAGGTTCCCGTCGAGTGCCTGAGCGCCGCCGCGCAGGAGAGCCTTGCGTGAGCACAACCCTCCTGATCGACGCGGACATTTTCGCGTTCGCAGCTGCGTCGGCCAACGAGGGCGTCTACTTCTTCAACGGGGTCGAGAACGATCCCGTTGTTGACGCCAACCTGGAAGACGCCCTGGTCACCGCGAAGCGGCAGATCGAAGACGTCGCCAATCAGCTCAAGGCCACGCGCCTGATCGTCTGCCTGACCGACGAAGAGAACTTCCGCTACGGCGTCTACCCGCAGTACAAGGGCAACCGCAAGGATGTGCGCAAGCCGTCCACCCTGCGTGCCGTCAAGGATTACCTCGCGCGGAACTACGAGACCTACAAGCGTCCCGGCCTGGAAGCGGATGACTGCATGGGCATCTTGTCAACCCACAAGACGCTCATTACCGGCAAAAAGATCGTCGTGTCGTCTGACAAAGACCTCAAGACCATCCCCGGCCTACTGCATAACCCGAACCAACACAAGCCAGGGCAGGTGGTCGAAGTGTCCCAATGGGCCGCCGACCGCTACTTCATGGAGCAGACGCTGACCGGCGACGCCACCGACGGTTACCCCGGCTGCAAGGGCATCGGCGCGAAGTCCCCCTACGTCACCGGCCTGGACGCCTGCAAGGACGTCAAGGAGATGTGGGAGCTTGTCAAGGAGGGCTACGCGAAGAAGGGCTTCACCGCTCAGGATGCGCTCATCCAAGCACGGTGCGCTCGCATCCTCCGGGCCAACGATTGGGACTTTGCGAGCAAGAGGGTTCGCCTCTGGAACCCGCCCGTTTAATTACCCCTGACCCAAGGCGGGAAGATAATCCCGTAAGTGCCACCTAGGTAAAACCTAGGGGCACCGCCCCGTGCTCAAGGTGCCGGGGCATCATTCACGCCTGATCCTGGACGCAATCCAGGTGAGGGCGACCATCTTCGCTGTAACCCCAAGAACCGGCGGGGTGAAGTGTCCAGCCGTAAACGGACACGCAGCGTCGGCAACATTGGCGAGTAGCTCAGTCGGTAGAGCAGCGGGCCGTTAACCCGTGTGTCGCAGGTTCAAATCCTGCCTTGCCAGCCAATCCGTACCGCTCAGTAGCACGCCGCTACAGAGCATCCCCTGATCCCCCATTCAACACCGTCTCTCTCCCGGTGCTTGGATGGGGGATTTTTTTCCGAGACAGCCCATGCCCACGCATAACGAACGCTGGGCAGAAGCCATCGCACTGGAGGCCGCTGGCCTCGTGCAGCTCCTGTCCGAGACCCGAGACCTGACGCCGCGCCCCACCGACACCGACCGCGAGGTCTGGATGAAGATCGGTGAACAGCGCCTCCTGACCCACCTTCGGCAGCTCGCCGAGAACGCGAGGCTCCGCTGATGTGCTCCGTGCATACCCCTAAGGCTCCCGAGACCAAAGAGAAGCCGCTGCAGTACCTGACCAACGTATGGCTCGACGGCACCGCCGCGTCCCAAGGCGTTGTCGGCCGCAACTCCCTGCGGATGGACCTGGGTGGTCCTGCGCAGCGCGTCCCGGTGAACACCAACGCCACCCCTGCGGTGACCCAAGCAACCCCCGCGCCTGCGCCTGCAGCCGCCGTGACGCCGCCCTCAGGTGGCTCCCTCGGTATGGGCAGCACGACCCGGCGCGTAAACACCCCCTGGCAGGCCCTCTAAATGGCAACCAAGACTCCCGCGAACGCCCCGCAGGTGTCCGCGAAGAGTCTCTGGAACGACAATGCAAACGCGCAGTCCGCGCCGCTGCAGCGTGCCCGAGACGCCTCCGCGCTCACTATCCCCTCGCTGCTGCCGCCCGAAGGCAGCAACGACAGCTCGTCCTTGACGCAGCCGTACCAATCCCTCGGCGCACGAGGGGTGAACAACCTCGCATCGAAGATGCTGATGGCCTTGTTCCCTCCGGGCACTGCGCCGTTCCGCTACACCCTGTCCAAGATCGCCCAGCAGGGCGCAGGCGCAGAGGATACCTCCGAAGTGGAGGCCGCCCTGGCGCAGCGCGAGAGCGACATTATGGATCAGGTCGAGGCATCGCCCCAGCGGCCGATCCTCTACGAATACTTCCTGCACCTGATCGTCGCCGGTAACGCAACGCTGTACTACCCCGATATGCAGAACATGCGGATGTATACGCTGGATCAATTCCGATCCCGCCGCACTCCGTCAGGGCAGATGCTCGACCTCGCCATTCTGGAGAAGGTCAGCCCCGCCGCCCTGGACCTCGACGTATGCACCGCCTGTGACGTTGACCCGACGCAGAAGGATGACGTCGAGCTGTATACCGGCGTCCAGTGGCGCAACGGCACCGTGACGTGGTGGCAGGAGATTAACGACATTGTCGTTCCCGGCTCACAGGGCAATGCGCCCGTGGCGAAGTCCCCGTGGCTCGTGGGTCGCTGGAAGGCAGTACCTGGTTCCCACTATGGCCGAGGCCATGTAGAGGAACTGATGGGCGATATGATTAGCTACGACGGCATCTGTCAGGCCATCGTGCAGTTCGCCGCAGCTGCCGCCAAGATCGTGTTCCTCAAGCATCCCTCGTCCTCGACGCGGATGGAGGACATTGCCAACGCCGAGAGCGGCGACTGTGTCACCGGCACCCGTGCCGACATTGACATTCTCCAGCTCGACAAATACGCCGACTTCCAGGTCGCCCAACGCACCGCCGAAGACCTCTCGCAGCGCCTCTCGCAGGCATTCCTGCTGCAGTCCGGTACTACCCGCAATGCGGAGCGCGTGACGGCCGAGGAAATCCGGGCAACCGCGCAGGAACTTGAAGACGTTGTCGGTGGCATCTACACCGTCCAGTCGCAAGACCTGCAGCTCCCTTGGGTCAACCGCACCATCGCCATCCTGGAGAAGTCCAGGTTGATCCCGCTGCTGCCTAAGGGCAGCGTCATGCCCGTCATCGTTACCGGCTTCCAGGCCCTGGGCCGCAACCATCAGCTGAACCAGCTGCGCGGCTTCATGCAGGACTTGTTCCAGCTGGTGACCCCTCAGGTGGCCGTCGGTCTCGTCCAGGCTCCTGTCCTGGCGCAGCGACTGGCAACCGGCTGGGGCGTGACGAACGCAAGCGAAATCGTGAAGACGCCGGATCAGGTCAAGCAGGAACAGGCTCAGGCTGCACAGCAGCAGATGAGCGCCAGCATGATCGACAAGGCTACCGGCCCGATGGCGCAGGCGATGGCGAAGGGTGACATAGACCCCTCACAGCTGCAGCAGATGGCTGCGGCTCAGAAGAGCACTCAATGACTACCGAAGCAACCACCACGGGCACCACCGAAGGTGTCCCGCAGCGCCCTGAGAACATCCCGGAGAAGTTCTGGAATGCCGAGACGGGCGCAGTAAACACCGAAGCGCTCCTGGCCTCCTACACCGAACTGGAGAAGAAGCAGTCCGCGCCGCCGACTCCCGAGCAGCCTGTCACCCCGCAGGCACCGGAAGCGCCGCCGACCGTCTCCAACAAGGCCGCCTACGAGGCCGCCGTTGCCAAGGCAACCGAAGAGCTGGCTCAGTCCGACGCGGTCTCCGATGAGACCTACGCCGCGCTGGAGGCCGCTGGCGTGTCCCGCGCCCAGGTCGATACCTACATCGCAGGTCAGCGTGCAGCCACCGAGCTGCGCACCCTGCAGGTGACCAGCGCCGTCGGCGGCGAGGACAACTACAAGGCCCTCATCGAATGGGCCGTCGCTGGCAACTACACCGCCGAGGAAGCGCAGACCTTCAACTCTGCCGTCTTCGGTGCCGACAAGGCCGCAGCCCTGGCTGCTGTGGCAACCCTCAAGAACAGGTACGACACCGCAATGGGCACCGACGCTCGCATGGTGATGGGCGAGAGCGCCAACAAGCTGGCTGGTGGTTACGCCACCAAGAGCGAATGGCTCGCCGACATTTCCAAGAAGGAATACAAGACCGACCCCTCGTTCCGCGCGGAGGTGGAGCGCAAGCTGTCCATCGCCATCAAGAACAAGGTGGACCTGGGCGTCAAGGTCAGCCGGAGCTGACCCGTGCGTGTCCCCAAGCGTTTCCGTTTGGGGCCACACGAGATTGAAGTGCAGTTCCTCCTGCAGTCCGAAATCAACGACAAGGCCGGTGGCTCTGTCCTAGGTTTGTGGGTGCCGGGGGAACTGACCATCTACCTCGCAAAGCCCTCCAAGACACTCAAGAAGGAAGTGCAGCTGCACACCTTCTGGCACGAATACTTCCACGCCCTTTATTGGTGCCTCGGCCGCATGGACGAGAGCGCTGATGAGGTGCTCGTGGATCAGTGCGGGCTGCTGACGATGCAGGCCCTGCAGAGCGCCGAATACTGACCTGATGGCCTGCTACGGCGGATAACCATCAAGGGCACCTTCGGGGTTCTTCAAGAGCCGCACGCACCTACCCGCATTCTACCCCAATCTATCGAAGAGAAGAAACACAATGACTGACGCAACCATTTCCTACGGCGGCCAGATCGGCGGCGCTGGTGATACCGACGCGCTGCGCCTCGTCCAGTACGGCGGCGAAGTGCTGGAAGCCTTCAACTCCAGCGTCGTGATGAACGGCCTGATCCGCAACCGTTCGATCCGAGGCGGCAAGACCGCGCAGTTCCCGGCGTTCTTCAAGGCGTTCGCTGACCTGCATACTCCGGGCCAGGAACTGACCGGCAAGGACGTCCTCAAGAACGAGGTGACCATCGAAGCCGATGGTCTGCTGATCCACGACATTTACGTGGACCGCATTGACGAGATGCTGCTGCACTACGACCTGCGTGGCCCGTATGCCAACGCCCAGGGCAAGGGCATCGCCCGCATCTACGACGTCATGGCGCAGATGCTGGTCTACAAGGCGTCGCAGGGCGGCGAGCTGTTCCCCGGTGACGGCGGCGGTTCGACTGTGACCGAGTCGGCGTCGCAGGACTACATGACCTCTGGCCTGGACCTGATCGACGCGCTGAACGCGGCGAAGCTGGACCTGGAGCAGAAGGACGTGGACACCAACGTCCTGCAGGCCGTGTTCCTGCCGCTGCAGTGGTCGCTGATCGCAAACAGCGACAAGAACATCAACTCGCTGTACGGCGGCCAGGGTTCGCTGGCCTCGACGGTCCTGCAGACCGTGTCGGGCATCAACGTCCACAAGTCGAACAACTTCCTGTTCGGCCGTGACGTGACCGCCTACAACGCCACCACCAACCCGGACGGCCTCGTGGGCAACCCGACCGATGTTCGCCGACTGCCGGCCACCATCGCCGCGAAGTACCAGGGTGACCTGTCGAAGGTCCGTGGCCTCGTGTTCACCGAGGACGCCGCCGCGATGCTGCACGTCCTGGACCTGAACACCGAGACCTATTGGGACGCGCGTCGCCGCGCCACCCTGCTGATCGCGGAAATGTGCGCTGGCGGTGACGCCCTGCGTGCGAAGTGCGCCGTGGCCCTCAAGGGCAAGTAAGTCGCACCCAACGGCCCTCACTCCTTTTTAGGGGTGGGGGCCTTTTTCTTTTGGAGCAACCGATGGCGCTTCCGCCGCTGAACTACGTTCCGCTGACTGAGCTGGACAGCGTCAACAACCTCCTGCTCTCTATCGGCCAGTCGCCGGTAAACACCCTGGCAGTACCCGGCGTCAAGGACGTCAGCATTGCCCAGCTCACGCTGCATGACGTGGCGCGTGAGGTCCAGTCGAAGGGCTGGAGCTACAACGTCGATACCGCATACCCGATGCCGAGCGACGTGGACGGGACCATCCCGATTCCCGCGAACGTTCTGCAGATCGTGCCCGACGACGACACCTACGTCGAGCGCGCACGAAAGCTCTATGACACATCGAACCGCACCTTCGTGGTCGATAAGAACGCCAACGTGACCGCAGAGGTCACATGGTTCCTGGCCTTTGAAGACCTCCCGCAGATCGCGCGCAAGTACATCGAACGCCGCGCGGGCCGCATCTTCCAGGCAAACATCGTCGGCTCCCAAATCCTCTATCAGTTCACGAAGGAGATGGAGGCCGAGGCTTCGGCCGAACACGACCGCTATCAGCTCCGCAGCCGGAAGGTGAACTTCTACTCTAGTCCGGCCGCGATCAACCGCATCTACAACCGGAGCTGACAATGCTCGTTTCCAAATCCATCCCCGCCCTCTACGGCGGCGTATCGCAGCAGCCGGACACCTTGCGGAGCGACATTCAGCTCCGCGAGATGGTCAACTGCTGGTCCACCATCGTGGACGGCATCGGCAAGCGCGCACCGCGCAAGCACGCCGCGAAGATCGCCGACGCACTCCTGCAGGACGCCTACATCCACATCATCAACCGTGACGTGGACGAGCGCTACGTGGTGGTCATCACCGACGGCGACGTCCTGGTCTACGGCATGGACGGCAAGCAGCGCACGGTCAACTGGCCGTATGGCAAGCAGTACATCACGGTTCCCTCGGGTTCCACCGCAAGGGCCACCTTCGCCGCCACCACCGTCGCCGACTACACGTTCATCGTGAACAAGTCCGTGGTGGTGAAGCAGGGCGTAAAGGACTCCGACCGGACCACCTCCGGCTACGACTACTACAACCCCAATCGCGCCCCTGGGCAGACCGGGGCGGTGTACGGCACCTACGCGCCGAACCCGTCCAAGGGCACCTACGGCGGCGTGAAGCAGACCTTCCAGGACTTGCCGGAAACGGCGGCCGAAGGTGTCACCTACAAGATTCAGGCAACCTCCGACAGCAAGTTCGTCGGATATTGGGTTCGCCGCACGCAGGGTACGTGGATCGAAGTTACTGACCCGAACGGTAACAACACGATTGACGAGAAGACGATGCCGTGGGCGCTGGTTCGCCAAGCCGACGGCGTGTTTGAAGTCGCCCCGTTCGCCTGGGGTCCGCGCCGCGCAGGCGATGCCGCTACCAATCCGGGGCCGTCATTCCTGGGCCGCACGATCAACGACGTGCTGTTCGTGGAGAACCGGCTGGGCTTCCTGTGTGACGAGAACGTGGTTCTGAGTCGCGCAGGCGACTTCGGCATGTTCTGGCGCATGACGGTGACGCAGCAGCTGGCCGACGACTACATCGACATTCAAGCATCGGAGACGAAGGTCACCAAGATGCTCCACGCGTTGCCGATGCTGGGTTCGATCCTGCTGTTCTCGGATCAAGTCCAGTTCCGCATGGAGAAGGGCAGCTCAGGTGCATTCACCCCGACCGACTGTTCGCTGACCCCCGTGACTTCCTACCCGGCCGCAAAGAGCGTGCCGCCCGAGTCCGTTGGTAGCGACATTTACTTCCCGTCGGAAGAGGGTGGCTGGGCGAAGGTGCTCCAATACTTCGTCCGCCAGGACGGAACCAACGGCACCGACGCCGACGACGTCACCGCGCACGTCCCCCGATACATCCCTCAAGGTGTCCGAGGGATCACCGCAAGCTCCGACCTGGACGCGGTGTTCGTCATTACCGACGGCGCGCCGAACTGCGTGTACCACTACAAGTTCTTCTGGAACGGCGACACGCTGGCGCAGTCCGCATGGGGCCGATGGGAGTTCCCCGAAGGTGACCATGTGCTGTCCATCAAGGCCCTGAACGGTGTCCTTTGGATGGTGATTGCCCGAGCCGACGGCACGTACCTGGAAAGCATCGACTTGTCCGCCACGGCCACCGCGCCGGGGATGGGCTACGAGGTGTTCCTGGATCGCCGTATGGCACTGCAGGGCAGCTACAACTCCGTCAACGACGTGACCATCTTCGACTTCCCCTTCGCGGTGCCCGACAACGAGCGCCACCTGTGGCAGGTCGTGCGTGGCCCGAATGCGCCCTCAGGTGCCGGTGGTCTCGTGGACCCGAACACCTATCGGTGGATCAACGCCTACACGATGACCGTACCGGGAAACCTGAGCCAAGGCGTCTCCTTCGTGGGCGTGCAGTACACCTCCCGGTGGACGTTCTCGCGCTGGTATCAGAAGAACAGTCAGGGCAACCCGGACCTCTCCGGCCGCCTGCAGATTCGCACGGTGACCCTGGCGTACACCCGCAGCGGCTACTTCGCCACTGAGGTGTCGCCCTACGGAACCGAGCCGGACCTCCAGCCTGTGGTCCCCGCGCTGCTCTCGCAGTTCACCGGCAAGACCATCGGCAACGCCGAGCTGCTCGTGGGGTCTCCCACGTTCACCGACGGGGACTACTCGTTCCAGGTCTACGGCGACGCGCAGGACGCGGTCATTTCCATCATCAACGACAGCCACTTGGGCAGCTGGTTTACCAGCGCCGAGGTCGAGCTGTTCTGGCAGAAGCGAGCACAGTTCCGATGACACACATTGTCCCCACCAGCGATGAGCACATCGCGTACATGAGCATCCACGCTCGTGAGTCCGACAAGGACGAAGTCTTCAAGGCCACCGGGGGTTCCCTCCTGGACGCCCTGCTGTACTCCCGCGACGAATCCGAAGAGTGCCTCACGCTGGTAGGGGACGATGGCGTTCCCGTCGTCCTGTTCGGTGTGGCTCCGGCGCATGACGTGCCGGGCCTTGGCATCCCCTGGCTGATTGCCACGGACGAACTCTCGCAGCACCGCAAGACCTTCCATCGCTACGCGCGGCACTACCGCGACGAGTGGCTCCAGCGCTACCGCGTCCTGGAGAACTACGCAGATGCCGACAACGTCGAGACCCTCCGCTGGCTCGCCGCCCTCGGCTACACCATCGACTCCCCGATCTACAACGAGCGGGGCTACCTGATTCAGAGGTTCCATCTATGTGCGTCGTAGTCGCACCCGTCGTCGCGTGGACTATCGCGGCGGTCACGGCTGCTGCCGCCGTGGCACAGGACGTATCCGCAAACAAGGCTGCGAAGAAGCAGACGAAGATTCTGCAGGATCAGGCCGACGAACGCGCCGAGCAGCTCGCCGATCAAGCATCGGCTGAAATGAACGCGCGCGCCAGCGAGCTGCGAAAGGCCACCGCATCGGCACGCGCATCCGCTTCCGGTGCCGGTATCAACCTCGGCTCCGGCTCCTTCCTGGCCCAGCTGCAGTCCTTTGACGAGCAGCTTGACGAAGCCCAGGGTCTCCAGACGAAGAACTTGAACGATTCGGTCAAGGCCAACTCGACCGCGCTCAACGTCTCCCTGTCGCAGATCACCACCAAGACCGGACTCGGCATGGGCATCGACGCTGTGCAGGCCGGTGTCAGCTCGTACAGCGCTATGGGCGGCTCGTTCGCCAAGAAGCCGCCGTCGAGCACCACCTAAGAGAAACCCACAATGCCCCGCGAAACCGTGACGGCGTCGCGTCAGCGCGCCCAACAGAACCCCGAGGTCATCTCGCAGCCGCAGCTGCAGGTGGCCGCGCAAATCCAAGCGCCCCGCGACAACTCCGGCGCGGAGTCGTGGAACGCCCTCAAGAACAGCCTCCTGTTCGGAGCACAGGCCCTCGGCACTGCGCGCAAGCAGGAGGAAGCCAATGCCCAGGCATGGCAGTCGCAGGGTCAAGCCGATCAGATCGCCGGTCAGGTCAACGACGACTACGCGAAGGAACACATCGCGTATCAGCAGGGCGTTACGCACGCTGCTGCGGTGACCCACGGCAATGCCGCGCTCGCCGATGCCTTCACTGAGGCTGACGACAAGATCGACCGCACCGCGCCTATCGATCAGCAGATGGCGCAGTTCGATCAGCTGATTCAGAAGGGCCTTGCCCCGCTGGTCACCGATCCGACTGCCCGCCGCGCTCTTGCGCCGCTCATCCAGGACGCCTACCAGCGATTCGCAGGTGCCCGCGTGGCTGGCCTGCAGGGTGACCATCAGGCCACCGCTGCGGATGCCATGAGCGCGCAGATTCAGGCCCTGGCCGACGGCGCTGATGAGAACGGTACGCTGACCCCCGGCACGATCATCGGGACTGCCGCAGGTGTCCTCGGGCGTTCCGGCGCTTGGGAAACCTACATCGACCGCGTCGCGCAGCTCGCAGAAGAGAAGCATGACGACAAGCTCCTGCAGCTCATCCCGAAGACCTACACCGACGACAACGGCAACGAGGTCGCTTCGCCAATCAACGGCGTGAAGGCCCAGGCACGCCTCGCGCTGACCAAGGCCCGCAACGCTGAGTACGCCGCGAAGATCGCCAAGCCGCAGCAGGAGTGGGACAAGGTCGTCGCCACGGCTCCCTACGAGGACCGCATCGACAATGGCCTCCCCATCTCCTACGCCGAACTCAAGCCGCTGGTCCTGTCGGGCAAGCTGACCGAAGAGGGCGCATGGTCCTACGTGAACCGTGCCCAGGCCGCGATGAAGGAGAAGAACGCCAAGGCGCAGAAGTGGTCCGATCAGAAGGCCCTGCTGTCCACCTACGGCGTCCAGACGTTCCGCGACATTGTCGGCGTCGAGAACGGCCCGAAGTCCGACGGCGAGGCCGCGCAGTGGAACAGCCGTGTCCAGAACGAAATCCTCGCGGCCACCGTGGGTGGCGGTAAGGAATTGTCCGGTCCCGAGATGCTCCACAACGCCCAGGCGCTCAATCAAGTCCTGGTCCTGTCGAAGAAGATGCGCTCGCCCAACGATACCCTCAAGGGCGCGCTGAACAACATCGACCTGTCCAACGGCGACACCGTGGTGAAGCGCTTGGACGCCTACCGCGCCGTCAAGGCGATGGGGCTGACCTCGCAGTATTTCACCGACGACACGCAGGCCGCAGTATTTGAAGCGGCGCTCTCGCAGAAGGATATGGGGGCGAAGGATGAGGACGTGGTGCGGAACATCGCCCGCTATTCCGATCCGACGTTCCGTGCCTCGCAGTCCGAAGCCCGCTCGCAGATTGAGAAGAAGGTCAACGGCCTCTCCTTCGACACTGCCGGTGCCGGGTTCCTCGGCATGTTCAACGACACCGCCATCGGTGACCTTGACCCTGCGTCGAAGCTGTACGCGACGGCCAAGATCAAGGAACTCGCCAATGTGTATGTCGGCATGGGCGAGACGCCCGACGCCGCCGTGAAGATGGCCGAAGGTCGCTTCAAGGACACCAACACCGCAATCCAGGTGAACGGCAAGTCTCTGCTGGTGCCCACCACCGCAGGTAACCCCGAGCAGCTCAAGGCCGTCCTGGAATGGGCGCAGCCGATGCTGGTCAAGAAGGCGCAGGAAGAGGGCCTGCAGGGTGCCGACAAGATGACCCTGAGGTTCTATCCCCCGGCCAACGGCCAGGACGTGCAGGTCCGCATGATCGACGCCCACAACATCGGGCAGGGACCGATGCTGAATCTCTCCGCATTGACCGACCTGTGGCGCAAGTCTGAGGGCGGCATCAACTACGAGCAGGCCCACAAGGAAGCAGTGAAGGGTCGCATCTACCGCGACCGCCTGCGTGAGGTCTACAGCCCGGACAACCCGTTCGCAACCAAGATGCTCCAGTAACCCATCAAGAGGCCCTATGGCAACGCAAGACGATATGCAGGTCGCCCTGCAGCAAGCTGTTCTCCCGGACGACCAAGTCTCCGTTGCCCCAACCTTGGTGGCCCCTTCCGACGTCGCCCCGAAGGGGGCGGCGAAGGAGGACAACTCGTTCGGCCACTTCATGTCGCTGTGGAAGAACAGCGACTCCACCGGCAACTCCCTGGCCCGATTCGCGGCCGAAGGGCAGATTACCGACGATCCCAACTTCCGCGTCGAAGACCTCGGCGAGGATGAGAAGAAGCAACTGTTCGACGGCCTTCCGCAGAAGACCGTGGACAATCTGTTCTACAGCGCACGCAGCCGGGAAGACCTCTACTTCCTGAGTGACGAAGCGCGTCGGCAGATGCAAAACGAAGAGCAGCTCGCCGCTTACGGCGGCTGGGGCATGGCAGGCCGATTCGGCATGGGCATTGTTGACCCCGGAATGCTGCTGCTGGCGATGGGCACTGGCGGTGTCGGCGCAGGCGCGAAGGTCGCGCAGATCGGCGACGCAGTGAAGATAGCTGCTTCGACAAAGGCCCTGGCCCCTCTAGGCGCAGAGCTGGCCGAGATGCAGAGCACTGGCTTCCTGACCCGCATGGCCTACGGAACCGCTACCAACGCGGCGGAGAACGCCGTGGTCCAGGCTGGCCTGCAGCAGGGCGACGCAAACCGTGACGGCACCGACATTGCACTTGCGGTGCTCCAGGGCATCGCCATTCACGGCGTCATCGGTGGCATCCACACCCGCAGCGAGATGGCGCAGATCGCCTCCGTCAGCGGCGAGTATCAGAACCGCCTCAAGCTGGCGCAGCTGGCCGACAAGCTGGATGAGCAGCGCACCGCGTTGATCGGCCAACTGGCTGGCGGCGAAGGTGTCGCGCGTGCCGCCGAAAGTGACCTGATGGGCCGCGTCGGTGGCTTCATGGCAAGCAACAACGGCCCGACGGAAGATTACCCGGCATTCCGCCGCACGCTGGAATCTGGCGGCAATGCCACCGCGCACAACGACAAGAGCACCGCCACGGGTGCCGATCAGTTCCTCGACAAGACCTGGATCGACACCGTCGCCCAGGCGAAGCCGCAGTGGGCCGAGGGTCTCTCCCGAGAGCAGCTGCTGGACCTGCGTAAAGACCCCGCCAAGTCCGGCGAGATGGCCGACTTCCTGGACAAGCAGAATGCTGCCCACCTGGAGAAGTCGGGTGCTCCGGTCAACGTGTTCACCCTGTACGCAGCGCATCACTTCGGTCCCGAGCGGGCAGTAGCGTTCGCCAAGGCAGCGGATGACGTGGCGATGGACAAGCTGTTCCCGGCCGCAGTGCTGGATGCCAACCCGTACCTCAAGGGGAAGACGAAGGCCGAGGTCATCGCAAACTGGACCGAACGCGCCCGCAAGGGTGGCGTCGATATGGACACGATGCTGGGCCGCAGCGGCATGACGGACGCCGAGGGCTACCGCACCGCACAGGTGACAGACTTCGACCCCGAGGCTGTCGCGGAGCACCTACGCCAGCTCAATGCTGACCCGCAGCGTCTCAAGCAGCTGGACTTTGAAGCAGGCACCGCGATGCGTCCTAGCGACGTTCGCAAGCTGGAACGTGCCCTGGACCTGGACGATGCGAACCTGAGGGAGAACCACGGTACTCCTTTGGGTGCCATCAAGGCCCAGGTATCGGAGCTGCAGGAGTCCGTCGCCAAGATGGCCGCAGGACGCGACGAGCGTCTCGCCAAGGCGCGCGAGCAGGACGTGGCGGTACACGGTGCATCCGTGGACGCACCGGCCGTGGTGAAGCTGCGAGAGCGTTCGGTGGACCAGTCCATCGCGGACGCCACCGCACCCCTCAAGGCTCAGATCAAGAAGCTGCAGGGGGACCGGAAGGAACTCCGCACCCGCGTGGAAGGGGAGCGCGCCGACAAGGTGGCTCGCCTGGATATGCACAAGGGTGCCCTGGAAGCGAAGGCCGAGGCCAAGCGTGTTCGCGGTTCGCAGCAGCTGCATTCCGACCTGCGCGCCGCGCTGGGCCTGCACGAACAGCGCACCCAGCTGCGGGATGAGCTGGTCGCTTCCGCCCCGCGTCGAGAGACGCTGCGGCAGCTGGACAACGTCGGCAAGGTCGCCGAGGGCGTCACCGAAGCCCGCTCAACGGGCACCTTCGGTTCTGACACCCTGTCCGCCGCGAAGGCTATCGGCTATTCGGATGACCTGTTCCCCGGTGCCGTCGGTGCCCAGGAATCGGTCCCGCAGATGAAAATGGCGAAGTGGACCAACATGGCGAACCGAGGCACCTTCGCGGGTGTCCTGCGTGGCTCCGACGTGGCCGCTGTTCGTGACAACTTCGGCCGCCTCGTGGGCAACGTCTTCGGCAACACCGACGGCTCCGCCGTCAAGGAAGGTGCGTCGGAGATGAGCACGCTGATGCAGAAGCGCTTCACGGGCCACTTCAACACTGCCGTGAAGGCAACCTACGGCTCCTGGATGAAAGAGCAGGGCATCCCGATGCGTCGCTACTACGACCGTCAGGTGCGCGCTCAGTTCATGAGCGACGTGGGCCTGCACATCCGAGGCGGCGAAAGTGAATCCCAAGCCGTCAAGACGATGGCCTCGCGCGTCAGCAAGATTTTCGCAGACGTCCTCAAGGAAGCGAAGGAGGCCGGGGTGCAGGGCTTCGATTCTGTCGAGACCAATGCGCACTACCTGCCGCGCGTGTTCGACTTCGCGCGCGTCCACGAGCTGGAGCAGCGCTTCGGTACGGACCAGCTGTCGAAGCTGATCGCCGAGGGCATGAAGGAATCCAACCCGGAGCTGCCCGATGCAATCGCAGCGAAGGCAGGTGCCCATTACGTGCAGAAGATGCGCGAGCTGCGGATCGGCAACGATCCTGGCGTCCTGGCGGGCATGACCTTCGATGACATTGGCTACCTGCGGCAGTTCCTGGGCGAGGCCGGTGTCAGCGGTGACGAACTGGAGAGCGTGGTCGCTCGCTTCGCCGAGACCAAGCTGGGCGAGCAGGGCGCGAAGGGCGAAGGCTCCTTCCGCAATGCAAAGCGCCGCTCCAAGTTCGATGAGAACTTCGCAATGGAACTGCGTGTTCGTGGCGGTGCAGGCGAGACCGAGAAGGTCCGCATCAGTGACCTGCTGGACAGCAACGTCGAAGGTCTCATGGGGCGCTACCTGCGCACCGTGTCGGGGCACACCGCCCTGGCGAAGATCGGCATCCGTAGTGCAGCCGAGTGGGCAGACCGCGTCAAGGCCGTGAAGAACTCCCTGGAGGGACACCCGGACGCCGACGCGATCCTGCAGAAGGGTCAGGCCGCCTACGACATTGTCGCGGGCAAGCCGCTGGAGGAAGCCAACTTCTGGAGCGAGATGATGCGCACCACGCGTGACATTACCTACGCGACTCAGATGGAGAACGCTGGGCTGGCGAACCTGCCGGACCTGGGTGCGCTGCTGGCCGGGGGCAACCTCCGGTACACCTTCAAGCACCTGATGAACATCCGGGAAATGTTCCCGCGTGACACCGACGGCCGCCTCAAGAGCGAGCTGTGGCGCGAGCAGGAAGAGTGGATGGGCATCGGCACCGACTACCTGAACAACACCGTGTTCTCGTCCTACGACGTGGCTGGTGCATACCAGGGCAACGCGGCTGCAACCTTGGGCCGCACGGTCCTGGCGAAGGCCGCCGATGCGGCTGCTACGGTTTCCCACGCCGCGCGCGTCACGGGCCGAGCTGTCACCGTCGGCTCCGGCATGGCTGGTCTGAATGCCTTCGCGCAGCGCGCCGCAGCGATGAACATCCTGCTGCGCCTCAAGGATGACCTGTTCGGCCGTGGGAGCTTCAACAAGACCCGCATGGCCGCCCTGGGCATTGATGACGCCATGAGCAAGCGCGTTGCAGCGCAGATGACCAAGCACACAGAGTGGGCACAAGGCGAGCTGGGCGGGAAGATTCGCAAGGTCAATTGGGCAGACTGGACGGACCTGGAGGCGCGTGACGCTCTCCTGTACGCCGTCAACAAGGAAGCCCGAAAGAACATCCAGGAGGACGACCTGGGCGACAACTTCCTGTGGCAACACAAGTCCCTCGGCAAGCTGCTGTCGCAGTTCCGCCGCTTCTCCATCACCGGCTATTCCAAGCAGTTCCTGCGGACGCTCAACGAGCGCGATGCGGAGTCGGTGATGCGCAATGCCTTCCAGCTCCTGCTGGCAGGTGGTGCCTACTACGCGAAGACCGAGGCGCAGCTGGCCGGTATGCAGGCAGCAGGCGTCGAGGCCGACAAGATCGAGAAGTGGAAGCAGCAGAACATGGGCTGGTCCAACACCGGCCGCGCCGCCGTGCGCAACGCGGGCTTCATGTTCCTCCTGCCGGACCTGTACGACTCCACCGTGGGCCTTGCAACCGGCGAGCCGCTCTTCGACTTCCGCAACTCCGGCAACAGCACCAACCTTGTCGGCGGCGTCCCCGGCGTGGCCCTCATCAACAACCTCAGTGCCACCGCCGCTGGCATCTCGCAGGACATTCTGCGTGGTGATCGCCAGTTCAAGCAGAAAGACCTGCGCGCGATCCAGTCGCTGATTCCCTTCGGCAACCACCTGATGGTGGCCCCGCTGTTCGCCAGCGTGGCGCAAGAGCTGCCTGAGACGGATGACGACGACGACAAGGATCACGTCAAGTGGTTCTGGCAATGACCAAAAGGGCACCTACGGGTGCCCTTCTTCTTTGGACCCAACATGACCTCCCGAGTAGCTCTCGCTATTGAGGCGGCGGACTATCAGTTCGCTGTCCCGTTCCCGTACCTCTCACAGACCCACGTCGTCGTTGCCTTCAATCGGCTCGTCAAGCGTGAGGGTCTCGACTTCTTCTGGCGCGACTCCGCGAACATTGAGTTCTACCGCGCGCCGGGCAAGGGTGTCCTGGAGATTATCCGGCAGACGCCCGTGGACAGGGCAATGGTTGCCTTCCACAACGGTTCGGTCCTGACGCAGGACGAACTGAACCTCGCGTTCCTCCAGGCGCTCTACGCGACCGAGGAAACCCGCGACTACTACGATGCCCTCATCAACGGCTCCCTGGACGCCCTCGTGCTCCAGAGCGGCGCTCCGTCGGCAGGGCCGGTGATCGACAAGGTCATCGAACAGATTCTCTCCAGCGAGCAGCTCAAGGAGCTGCAAGCACGCATCAACGACATTGACCTCAACGCCCGGACCATCACGGCCACGGACATTGACCTGCAGTCCACCAATGAGCACCTCGGGAGCCTGCAGCAGATCGTAGACGCCCTCACGTCACCCGACGGCGGCATTGCCACCATCGTCAAGCATGAGACGGACGCACGCGTTGAAGGCGACAAGGCCCTGGTCGATACCATCGACCTGATCGGCGCGAAGAACGGTGACGGTACGGCCTTCATTGCCAACACCGGAACTCTCATGGTGTCACCTACGGAGTCCCTGGGGCAGCGCTTCGACGCAATCCAGTCGAAGATCGCCGATGGCGATTCCGCATCGCAGGCCGCAGTGTCATCCGAGGCCACCGCACGTACCACCGCAGATACTGCGTTGGGCAAGCGAGTGGACGCCGTCCAGGCTTCCCTCACGAGCGCTACCGGGCCTGTGCAGACTGCCATCAACGCAGCTGTCGCCTCCGAAGCCTCCGCACGCACGGGCGCAGACGGTGCCCTGGGTACTCGCATCGACAACGTGCAGGCGTCCCTCACGAGCACCGACGGTCCCGTGCAGACGGCCATCAAGTCCGCCGTGAGTGCCGAGAGTACCGCTCGGGCCAACGCCGATGGAGCAATGGCGAAGCGTCTGGACGTCATTGAGTCCACCTACGCCACCGACAAGGAAGTGTCCGCGCAGATCGCCGCCGAGCGCTCCACATCGGCATCGGAGCTGCAGTCGGCTACCGACTCGTTCACGCAGCAGCTGTCGCAGTACAAGACCGACGCGAACAGCTATGCGCAGTCGCTGGTGCAGACCGAGACGACTACGCGCACCTCGGCGGATACCGCCCTGGGCACCCGTATTGATGGCCTGCAGAGCACCGTCAAGGACAACAAGGCCCTGTTCGATCAGGAGGTGACTGCCCGTGCCAACGGCGACTCCGCCAACGCGCAGAGCATCCAGACTTTGCAGACCCGCGTCGGCACCAATGAGGCGTCCCTGCAGACTATCGGTCAGACCGTAGACGGTATGTCCGCCAGCTATGTGGTCAAGACGGACGTCAACGGTAACGTCGCTGGCTTCGGTCTGTGGAACTCGGGGCTGACCTCGACGTTCAACGTCCTGGCCGATCACTTCGCCATCGTGTCCAACACCGGCTCCGGTGCAGTGGTGCCTTTCGCTGCGGACGCCAACGGCGTCTACATGAACAATGCGTACATCCGCAACCTGTCGGTGGACAAGATCACTGGCGGTGCTATCTCCAGCGAGTGGGCACTGAACAGCAGCAACGGCCGCATCGTGCTCGACACCGGGGCGTTCATGAAAGTCCTGGGCGTCGGCTTCGGCGTCTTCAACGACCTGATCGAATGGTTCGGCCCGAAGATGGCCATCAGCCAGTGCTCCAAGACCAACGCAGTGACCTACGTGGGTACGGACGGAAGTGCGTACTTCGGCGGCACCTTGAGCGCAGGCAAGCTCTACAACGCGGCGCAGACCACCAGCACGATGGGCGACGCCTACGTGATCGTCGGTCCTTTCAGCTCCAACGGAAAGACGAAGCGTGTGGTGGTGAGCTACACCTACTCCGCGTACTACACCAATCAGGTGATGAACAGGCAGGGCTTCACCGCTCCGGGAACCTACGGCGGTGTGACCGTGACCCTATACCGCACGCTCAACGGCGGCGGCGAGGTCGCTGTTATGTCGAAGACCCTGGGCCAGAGCGCCTACAACATCATGAACGAGTTCGACGGCCCCGATACCGCAAGCAGCGGCATGGGCGGCAGCTTCACGTTCGATGACAACACGGGCGCTACGCAGAACATGACCTACGTCGCGCGGCTCTCCGGCTTCTCCTTCTCAACCCCAGGCGGTGTGTCGCCCACTGGCATCAACATCAGCGCTCGCCTGAGCGTCATCTCCACCGAGGAATAAATGACCACCGAGACCCCCACTCAGGCGCAGCTCGCGTCGCAGATGGCTGCGCTTATCGGCAGCTTCCAGACCTTCTTCAAGCAGCAGAAGGAATGGCTCGCGGGCACCCCTGATGGGGGTCCGCAGGCCGACGGCAGGTATCCCCTGACCGACTACCTCGGGAACACCTACCTCGTCCCGTGTCCGGCCGCAGAGGCCGCACGCGTGGACGGCGAGGTGGATTCCGCGCAGGATTACTCCAAGCAGGCGACGGCGGCGATGACCGCCTCGCAAACGTTCCTCACGCAGTCCTCGCTGGCCCGTGATGCAGCCTCAGGGTTCGCTCAGGCCGCCCTGGCTGCGCGCGATCTTGCAGAGACCTACGCCAACGAAGCGGGCACCTACGCCGCCAACGCTCAGGTCTACGCAGGACACGCGGCCGATAGCGCCACTGCTGCTGCACAATCGGCAGCAGATGCGAAGCAGAACCTGGATGCCCTGGCCGAAGCTGTCAGTTCGGCGCAGGATTCCGCCACGGCCGCAGCAGCCTCTCAGAGCGCCGCTGCTGGCTCCGCATCTGCCTCCGCTACGTCCGCCTCGGCAGCGGCTACGTCCGCCACCAAGGCCGCCTCAAGTGCCACTGCGGCGAGCAATTCGCAGAAGGCAGCGGCAACCTCCGCCACCAACGCCTCCAACAGTGCCTCGGCAGCTGCGACGTCCGCTACCAACGCGGCTACGTCGGAGACCAGCGCCGCAGGTTCCGCGTCGAGCGCTTCGTCGGCCCAGGCCGCAGCCGCGTCGTCGTCGTCGGATGCCAGTGCGTCCGCCAAGGCTGCATCGGATTCGGCTACTGCATCTGCATCGTCGCAGTCTGCTGCCGCCGACAGTGCCACCGCAGCTTCCGGCAGTGCTACCGCAGCCGCCTCATCGGCCACCGCAGCTGCATCCTCCAAGACCGCAGCTGCAAGTTCGGCCACCGCCGCCGCGTCCTCCAAGACCGCAGCAGCAACCTCGGCAACCAACGCCGCCAACAGTGCCACCGCAGGTGCAACCTCGGCCACCAACGCGAGCAACTCCGCCAAGGCCGCCGCAGATTCCGCCACTGCGGCTGCATCGTCGCAGTCTGCAGCCGCTTCGTCGGCCACCGCTGCTGATGCGTCCGCTACCGCGTCCGCTGGCTCGGCCAGTGATGCAAGTAGCTCTCAAACTGCCGCCGCCGCAAGCGCGAAGGCCGCAGCCACGAGTGCTTCCGGTGCATCCACTTCGGCTACCAATGCGAGCAACTCGCATAAGGCCGCCGCCACCTCGGCGACGAACGCTGCAAGCAGCGCCACCGCTGCTGCAGGTTCCGCCACGGCCGCCGCAGGTTCCGCTTCGGATGCCTCAGGTTCCGCCACGGCCGCCGCAGGTTCCGCTTCGGATGCAGCCGCATCGAAGTCCGCAGTGGCCGCCTCGGCGTCCGCCGCAAGTTCCTCTGCAAGCGCAGCTGCGGCTTCCGCAAGTGCCGCCAAGACGTCACAGACCGCTGCTGCCTCCAGTGCATCGGCGGCGGCTGCAAGTGCCACGAAGGCGGCGACGTTCGATCCTGCATCGAAAGCCAACGTCGCCGATCCGCGCTTCACCGGGATTGGCATATTTGACGTAGACAACGGGTCTACTGCGATGCTTCGCATCTTCCCTGCGGGGGCTGACGGCATTCGCTTGGACTCCATCACCTCTGATGGCTCCGCCTTCGCTCCCCTGGACCTTCGGACCACGCAGCTGCAGATCAATGGTGTCGCATTCTCGCCGGACAGCAAAGTAGATAGCGCGGCGGGAGGGTACTTCTCTTCTGACGCCAATCAAGTGCTGAACAACAAACTCGGGCCGATGGCTGATCCCACGACCAACACGCCTACCGGCTCTTGGACGCAAATGCTGTCCAACACCAGCTCAGGCAACTGGGGCTATCAGCTGGCGAAGCCTTGGTTTGAAGAGAACCTCTACTTCCGCCACCTCCACGACGCTTCCTGGGGTTCCTGGCGCAAGGTGTGGCACTCGGGGAACTTCAATGCCGATGCTCTTGGCTGGAACGGTCTCCAGCCGGTGAACAACGACTGGAACAACGCAATGAACACCGGCTGGTTCATGGCCACGGACGCCGCAAATGCTCCTACGACCGGGTGGTTCATGGGCATGGTCCACGTTCACAACAACGATTGGGTGCAGCAGGAGCTGTGGGCATTCACCGAGTTCCCGACCCGGCGTTACCGGCGCTCCAAGCTGGGCGGTAATTGGTCCGGCTGGGTGCGTGATGCCGACGTAATCGTGTCCAGCGCTGACCCCGGTGGCTCCGACGGAAACATCTGGATTCAAATCTAAACTAAGGAACCCTCAATGCAGTTCAAGTTTGACAGGCTGACCACCAATGTCAGCTCCACGAGCTTGCCAACGGACAAGACTCACGTCCTGGCATTCGCCCCTACTGCGGTGACCGAGCAGCCGACGATGTACGCATCGACCTTGCAGCTCGTAATGACGGCCGACGAGGCCGCACCGTATGTTCTCGGCAACGTATACGAACTCTCCCTGACCCCTACGAACTGACCTCATGCCGTCCCTAAAGCTCCGATCAGGTGGGGGATGGGTACTGCCGAGGGGGATAAAGATTCGCCAGAACGGCGCTTGGGCTTCCCCCCGCGCAATCTACGTTCGTGTCAACGGCGCGTGGCAGGCAGCGTGGGCCGCCTTCTCTGCCACCGCCACGGGCGGCTCCTTCACGCAGAACATCGGCAACAAGAACACCCCACGCACCATCGCCACCGCTGTGGGCGCATCAGCAACCCCGAATGGCGGCTCCGGCAACTACTCCTACAGCTGGAGCGTAACAGGCAGCTCCGGCGTGCAGTCGGTCTCCTTGGCAAACGCCAATGCCAGCGGCGTGACCGTCAAGGCCACGGCCATTCTTAACACCCGTGGCTCCGTAAGCCTGCAATGCGTTGTCACCGACAACGGGCTAGGTATGTCGGTGACGGTAACTACCGGCATCTCCTACAACTACTTCAACACCGTCTAACACAAAGGAATCCCCATGAGCACTTTCGCAGCCATCGTCGGCATCGTCGCTATCGCCGCAGCCGTCTTCGTCATCCACCGTCGCGTGAAGCGCGACAGCGTCCCGGTTGAACCGACCGCCCCGTCGGGCAGTGGTGCCGACCCGCGCGCCGTCCCGAAGAGCGAAGAGATTCGCTGACCACCGCAGGGGGCTGAAAGGCCCCCTCAAGTCCCCCTGAGATTGCACCCACATGAACCTTTCCGCATCCGCCCTGGTGACTAAGGTCATCTTCGGCATGGCTACCGCAGGTGCCCTTTGGGCAGCGAGCGCCATTGTGGACGGCAAGACGACCAACGCCCTCCAGGACGCGCAGCTGCAGCGTCATGAGGACACGTTGAAGAAGATCGACACGCTGTCCGACCAGCTCTCCGAAGCGAACAAGCACATGGCTGTCCTGGAGACCCGATTCAACGACGAGGTGAAGCATGAGCCGCGCCAGTGAAGAAGCAGCCGACGCGCTGCACGCACTGACCTTTGAAGTAATCACCGCCGAAATCAACGCCTACCGTGAGGCCGGTGAACGCATTCCCCCGGCCCTGATCGCTCAGGCCGCCAAGATTCTCAAGGACAACGGAATCGAGTCGCCGGTTCGCGCTGCGAAGGCGCGCGATGACCTGGCTCCCCACCTGCCGGACTTCGGGGCCGAGACCCCGATGACGACCTTGGCGCACTGAATGTCTTAATCAATCTTAGGGGGGGGGGCTTCTTGCGGTTCGGTATACATGGCGATCTCCGATCAGATCCCGGAGGCTTACGGGAGTTTTGTTTCTGGACATAATGTCTGCTGCCATCGCCCTGTTCGACTCTAGTTGTTTTAGCTCTCTCCTTCGCCTATCTGCATCCTTATATTTCTCGATAACTTTATTCTTCTCAAGGTTGTCTGAGAGGGCGCTTTTTAAAGACTCATTGGATTGATCTAGGCGGGCCTTGAGTATTTTGATTTCTTCCGCGCTTCTCCATTGCGCAAGCTTGAAGGTCGCTCCAATTACCGCCACTAGCATGGGTAGAAGGGCTGGGTGGGTGCTGAGAAGTTCCCAGCTTTCGATGATAAGATTTGGTGCGGTCATTAATATTATCCTTTTTGTGTTGGGTAATTCGGTGTGTGCGGAAGTTAGCTTTCTGAGTGCGGCTTGGGGTTGCTGCGTTCATAGGAGACATTATATTGCCGTGTCGGCCGAGTGCAATCTTCAAATATTGGTCGCGCCTGTCCTTGTCGCGCCCGGGTCGGTGCGTTTTGTTTTGGAGGTTTATTTTGCTTGCTCTAGATGTGTATCCCGAATGGATCACCTGCGAGTCCGAACGTCGAATGTTCGATGACTTCCGGGTGTTCCTGTTCGTGCTCTGGCGGCACCTCAAGCTGCCCGAGCCGACCAAGCGCCAGTACGCCATTGCGCAGTACGTGGCAACCGGCCCCCGCCGCCGAATGATCCAGGCGTGGCGCGGTGCCGCGAAGACCTGGATCACCTGTGCCTACGCCCTATGGCGTCTCTACAGGAACCCGAACGAGCGCATCAAGATCGTCTCGGCCAACGAAGACAAGGCCGTCGAGAACGCCGTCTTCATCAAGCGCCTCATCGTAGAGGTGCCGCAGCTCCAGTTCCTGCGTGCCAAGTCGGGGCAGCGCGACGCCATCCAGGCGTTCGACGTCGGCCCTTCGGATGCCGCAGTGACACCTTCGGTCTCCTGCGTGGGCATTACCGGCCAGCTGACTGGCGGCCGCGCCACCATCCTCATCTCCGACGACGTCGAGGTTCCGAAGAACTCCCTGACCGAGACCATGCGGGAACGCCTCGCCGAACTCATCAAGGAGTACGACGCGCTGGTGGTGCCCGAAGGCTTCGACATTATCTACCTGGGCACGCCGCAGACCGAGCAGTCCATCTACAAGAAGGTCCGCGAGCGCGGCTACGACTGCCGCATCTGGCCTGTCCGCTTCCCGGCGAACCCGGAGAAGTACGAAGGGTGCCTTGCGCCGGACATTGTGGCCGACATGCAGGCGAACCCTGGGTGCGCTGGGTCCACCGTGGAGCCTACGCGCTTCACCGATATGGACCTTGTGGAGCGTGAAGCCTCCTACGGCCGCTCCGGCTTCGCCCTGCAGTTCATGCTCGACACGTCGCTGGCCGACGCCGACCGCTACCCGTTGAAGACCGCCGACCTGATCGTCTGCGACGTTGACGACGAGCGCGCCCCGGCCAAGCTGGTGTGGGCCGCTGATCCCCGGCTGATCCTCCAGGACGTCCCGAACCTGGGCTTCACGGGTGACCGCATGTACCGCCCCCTGCACACCTCGGAGCACTTCCGGGAATACCAGGGTCGCCTGATGGTCGTTGACCCGTCCGGCCGTGGCGGTGACGAGACTGCCTACGTGGTCCTGTACCTGCTGGAAGGGCAGGTGTTCCTCAAGGCGTGGGGCGGCTTCCGCTCCGGCTACGACAAGGCGTGCCTTGATGGCCTCGCAGGTGTCGCCAGGAAGCACCGGGTGAACCACATCCTGATCGAATCCAACTTCGGCGACGGCATGTTCCTGGCCCTGCTGGAACCCATCATGGCCCAGCAGTACCCATGCACCCTTGAAGAGGTCCGTGCGACCGGCCAGAAGGAACGCCGGATCATTGACGACCTGGAGCCGCTGCTCAATCAGCATCGCCTGATCGTGGATGCCAAGGCCGCAAGGGCTGATGCAGAAGCCTGCAAGGGCGACGAGAGGGAGCAGCGGTACTCCCTGCTGTACCAGCTCACGCGCATCACCAAGGACCGTGGGTGCCTACGGCACGACGACCGGATCGATGCCCTGGCTCATGGTGTCCGCTGGTTCCGTGAGAGCCTGAGGGTGGACGCTGAGAAGGCCGAGAGGGAACACATCAAGGCTCTTGAAGACCAGCGATGGTCAGACTGGATGGCCCGACGGATGGGGGCGACCGCTCCTGGAGCAGGTTCGACCAATCTGACCCGATCCCGGTTCCGGTGATTGACAGGGACAAGGAAGTCCTGTATCACGCGTGCGCGCACGCTCTAGAGTAACCTAAGTGTACTTAGGTTTCTCTGTCAAGTGTTTTCTATAGGTATTAACCATCAAGAGGAACTCTCAGAGAACACTGGATGTGCTCCTGGAGTTCCCCTGATGGACACCTGATGGTGCGGGACAAGGGAGTCGAACCCTCACGCCAAAGGCGACGGCACCTAAAACCGTTGCGTCTACCAATTCCGCCAATCCCGCCTTGGCACCTGGGGTGATCCTGCAGTGCCCCGCGAGTGTACTTGGGGTGGTCCCCGTTTTGGTAGAAAAATCCGAAGGGGCATCGATAGGTCATCGGTCGCCATTTCCCCCGTGCCGGGGGCCTGGACACGGGCCTGACCGCCTGCCCCTCGGGCCACCTGAGGGCCTCCCTGTGGCACACCTGTGGCACACATGACGCCTAACTCATTGATTCCTAACGCCACTGCATTGGATGCAACAACCGTTGCAGGCCAAAAAGGGGCCATTCGGGGCACATTGGGAGGGCCTGAGGGGTGCATAGGGCAGGGCATCGGCTGGCCTGCCGTTTCCGCACGCTCTCGCGCCTATCTGTTTTTTTCGATCCGGGGACACCTAAGGCCACCCGAGGCCACCTCAGGCCACCTGAGGCCCGCGCTCTACCTGTCCACCTGAGGCCGCCACCTGAGGCGCACGGGAAGCCGCCTAGACCGCTCTACCTGAGGCGCGCAGGGGCAGGGCGCTACGGTGGCCCAGGTACGAACGTGGACACGCTGAGGGAGCGCCTGAGGGCCTCCTACGCGCGCGTATGTACTATCTGACTGCTTGGCTTCCGATCACCGATCCATTTCCCCTCTCAAAACTGCGCAACCGTTGGGGCACAAGGGATTCGGGCTGATTTTGGATCACCTGAGGCGTCCCTGAGGCGTCCTGCGGCGACGAAGAATCAATAACGTACGATCAATCGAACAAAAACGGTTGACGGATGTATATCGATGGGCGCATAGTTTCATCACCGGCGGCGCTGAGGCCAACGGGACAGGGGTTCGGCCCCTACGCTCCTTCACAACATAGAGCTACCCATCCGAACGGATTGGGGATGCGCCTTTGGTTCACCTGAGGGCGCATCAACGATCACCACGGAGAGAGCAACAAATGAGCAACAACTTTGCATCCCGCCTCGACGGTGCGGATTACGTCATCACTCTGGACACCGGGACCACGGTGGAGTTTGGCCCGCGAAAGGATGACGGCGAGGGCGGCATGACGGCCTGCCTCGATGCCGATGCGCAGGTGTGGGGCATCTACGTTCGCTATGCCCACGTCGGCACTGCGGAGTGGGTCGCCGACGCTTCCTGCCATATCTACGCCGCAGCGATGGCGGACGGCCTGCGCCGGATGCTGGACTGGCAGGCGGTGCAAGCATGATCGGGGTATTCGTCATGTGCTGTATCGCAGGCGTCGGCATCGGTGCCGCCCTGTTCCGTCGTCGTTCCATCTGAAATATCGATCAAAGGAAATACACCCATGAATGCACAGGTCGCCACCCTTTCCGCTGGCCGCGAGAACGGCAAGAACCTTGGTCAGGAGAAAGAGACTATCGACACCTACAGTCTGGTGGTTCGCACACCCGAGGATGGCATGTTCACGGCGGTAACCCTGAGGCTCTACATGGGGCGCTCGCGGGGTGCCTCGACGGTCTACGCGTCGATTTGGGTACACGGCCAGTACAGCGGCGGCGCTCCCTATCACACGGCAGGCCACGGGCAGGCGGGCGGCTGGGGCTATTGCAAGCGGTCAGCAGCGGCGGCGTGTGCGATCAAGAGTGCAGGCATCGAATTGCACAAGAGCGTTTCAGGTGTCGGCATGAGTGCCGTGCGTGATGCCTTGCTCGCCATCGGGAGCGCGATGGGCTACGCCGAAATGTTGATCGTGGAGGCGTGAGGCATGACCCCTACACCGATTCCCGAGCTTCCGCACACCTGCAATTCGTGGGTGGTCACGTCGCCCGATGGCGGCCGCCGCTGCGAACTGTGGACGCGCGCCAACGTGGAGAAAGCCGCCGCCGCAGGGTGGCGCATTGAGACCGCACACGCCTACCTCTGCCGCATCAACGCGGAAATCAAGGCGGCCACCAATGCCTGATGCCGCCGACACCCTAGACGTACACCGCTGGATTCTGGAGCACTCCAAATGAGCACCTTGTCTGTAATCAACATCCGCCGCCACGGCGACACCTTCCCGACGCCTTGGTTTTTCGATCACCCGTTGCAAGCCTTCCTGAGCTACCGCGCAGCGGAACGCATGGGCCATGAGGTGAGCATTGCGGACCCGGTAGACGAGTGCCCGCTGGGCGACTACGTGACCGACTGCATCGAATGCCTGCGGTGGCTGCGGAGGGACGCATGATGCGCCGTTATCAGGTCCGCGTGGCCTACGAAGAAAGGCCGGGGGAATGGGTGGAGCTGTATAGCGCCCATGCGGACGGCCTCTACACCGAATCCGCCGCGAAGGCCCGCGTAACCCGCGAGCACAAAACGAGCTGGCAACGCGGCCTGACCCTTACCCATTCGCAGATTGAGCGCATCGATCCGCTCACATGAGGCGGCCAGCTAGTGCCCCTGTAGGACACCTACGGGGCCACTGGCGGGAATCCTCCCGATCACCGGAGAGAACACATGAACGAAGCAGGCCACACCGTCATTGAGTACGTCGTTGAACGTGTCCGCAAGGGTTTTGAGTTTGAGATTGAGAGCAGCATCTGGCACGGCGTTCTTGAGGTGATGCCGCACACCATCGCGGGGGCTTTCGGCTGGAGTCTGGAAAGCGGCCATTACGTGATCGTGGGCGGGGTGGTTGTGGTCTGCGTGGCGGCCATCGTGGTCCGCCGCCGCTATCGCGGAGTACGGGCCTAAGGGCAGCGACTCGGCCGTGTCCGCTTTCGTCCTGGCACTGAGGCGGACACCACCGATTCACTTCACCCAACCCCGCGCCGCTGGCGCTACACTGAGAGAGACCCGATGCAACCCAAGCCAAAGCCGATGGACGCCCAAAAGGTAGAAGCAGAAATCGCCAAGCTGATCGCGGAAACGTCCAAGATCAACGCGGAAAGCCGCTGGTATCCCTTCATGGTGGGTGCGGCCTTCTTTGGTGCCGCTGCCGCCTTCGCCAAGCTGTTCCTGTAACGCCCCTCTAGCGCGTCCACTCGCGGCGCGCTGCGGCCCCTGCCGCCCAATTCCCTACCTACATCCCCAAGCGCCCGTCGGTGCCCCTCAGGCGGCCCGGCGCTGCGCGTCTGCGCATCGGAGTCCTACCGTGAACGAACTGCACACCACCCGCGTCCAGCCGGACGCCCTGACCATCGCCTACATCGCCATTGGCGCGCGCTCCGCACTGGACGAGCTGAAAAGCCGCGACTACAACCGGGTGACCGGCTGCGACGCCGGTACGGGCGGCGAGCTGGACCTGATTGACGAGGTCATCCGTCACGCCCTTGCGATGGACACGGCGGCCGATGCCGTCGAGGACTTCTCCGGGGTGTTCCTCTACGAGGTGGCGGAGCCGTTCGGGGAGGCATACGTCAAGGCTCTAGCGCGCGGCGAGACGCCGGACGCTGCGGCCATGATCGCCGACCTCATCGCCTCGTGCTCGTGAGGTCACCCATGAGCACCGGCCTGAGCTTCACCCGTAAGCGCACCCAGGGCGGCCTGCAGTACCGCTTTCGCAGCCCCGACGGCAGCGCCTTCAACGTCATCGCCCAGGACTACGCCGAGGCTGCGGCCAAGTACCGCCGCGCCCACATGAGGGCGGTCGCGTGATCGCCATCGGCCTTGTCTTCCTGATCGCCTATCTCATCTTCCCGAGGAACCGCAAATGACCATCCAGACCGCCCTGATTCCGCAATCCGTTGTCGAACGCCTGATCGAAGCCGCTTGGGCGGCCCGTGTCCACATCAGCACTGGCGACGGATCGCACGACGCGCAGATGCGGGACGAGCTGAGGGAAGCCTGCAATGCGGCGCGTGGCTCGCTGGTCGCGCTGGAGCTGACCGCCACCAAGGTGTACGGCGATGCCCCTTTCACTGAGCTGGCAAAGGCGGACCCTCTTGTCTCTTGCGAGCTGCGCGGCCTGTGTCAATGCAAGTAGTGTCAGAAAAATCTGACAACAGGTAGGGAATAGCCCGACATTTGCTTTGCCAAATTGGGCTGAATGCGTGAAATAGATTCCACTTTTCTATCGATAACGTGACACTTCTTTGACGGGGCGAAGGACTGCGGCCCCGAATCGCAAGCCGCGCGACAGGACACGCGTAGACTGCAAATCCGCACCAATCTGAGACACCCCTGATGTTTGCTATCGAGCCTCTTCTGAACGGGGAGATTGCCCCGCTCGTGTCCTATTCCATCGACTGTGGTATCTTAAACCTCATGTTGGTGGTTTTCCGCACCCGGTTTATTTGCAGTCTCCGCCTATAATTCCTCACTAGGAAATGAATGATGAACACGATGGACTTACACCGCACCTTGAAGCTGAATCGCCTGCTGGCAGAACTGCTGGGTCAGGACGCGACGCTCCGTCAGGCCCTTACGCTGCTGATGGTCGCCGAGGCTGGTGACTCGGGCGCGGAGCAGGCATCCATTGTGAAAGCCACAGGCAGCGCGCAGAGCACCACGTCGCGCAACCTGCAAATCCTCTGCCAGGACTTGAAGCTGGCGGAGTTCTACCTGGACCCAGCCGACGGACGTCGTCGGCTCGTCAGACTGACCAAGGCGGGCAAGAACGCCATCGCCAAGATAACTGGAGCTATGGGATGAGCATGGACCAATACAGCCTATGGAGGCGCGTCGCTGACGGGCCTTTCTACGTCGAGTTTGTCGGAAGTAACGGCAAGCGGAAACGCCTCAGTACGGGGAAAACCATCGAACACGAGGCGCACGAGGCGGCCAAGCAGATGGTCACCGAGGACCGCCTGTCGGCCGGTAGCACGGCGAAGAATGGAACCCTAGGGGACGCCCTACGTGTCACCCTAGAGAAGGTCTGGAGCGGCCAGAAGTCGTATCCGGAGAAGCGCAAGATGGTCGGGAAGATCGCCCGAGAGATTGGGCACTGGCCGGTGGACTGGATCACCCACGACCGGCTGCGGGACTACCTCGACTGCCTGCAGGTGGGCACGGCGCACCCCAAGCCCATGAAGCCCGCCACGAAGAACCGCTACGTCTCCGCGATCAGCACCGCGCTTGGCTACGCCTTCCGCGAGGACAACACCTACCGCGTCCCCAAGCTGCCCTCCTGGCCCGAGAACAACGTCAAGGAGCGCTACCTGACCCAAGAGGAAGAGCAGCGCCTCATGGCGTGGTTTGCGGACCACACGGCCCCCGGCATGAAAGAGCGGGTGTACCTCAGGAACCTTGTGGTCCTCCTGCTGGACACCGGGATGCGGGCCACCGAGGCGCTGGAGGTGATGACTCGGGACCGGCTGGTCCAAGACCGGGACGGGGACTGGCTTGTCCACCTCCCGCACGGGGACACGAAGTCAGGCAGGGGACGCATGGTTCCCCTCACTGCCCGCGCCGCTGAGGCGGCCCGCGCCATGCTCGCATCGCCCATCCACGGGCGCTGGACGAGCCAGAACGCGGGCAGGGCGCTGCAGGTCATCATGCTAAAGCTGGGCATTGAAGGGGTGACCCTTCACACCATGCGGCACACCACCGCGAGCCGCCTGATCCAGTCGGGGGAAGAGATTTACACCGTGGCCGCGTTCCTGGGCCATAGCTCAGTCGAGGTCACCAAGCGGTACGCCCACCTGTCCGCCCACAACCTCAAAGGGGCGATGAAAAAGCTCCAGTCAGCGGATGTGCCCCAGCCAACGGAACCCCGCCCAAATGGTGAGGCACAGATTCCTTCGCATGGCACACGAAACGGCGCAAAGCTGTTCGTAGTCAAGTAG